CCGGTCCAACGGGTACACGGGGGTTCGCATTTCGACCCATGCTGTCGAGTGGCAAATCCAGCAGTACACGGACTTGTCGGACGCGGTGGGGTACACCTATCAGCAGGACGGTCATGCGTTCTACGTCCTGAACTTCCCGAGTGCCAACACGACGTGGGTCTACGATGTGGCGACTCAGGCGTGGCATGAGCGTGCCGAGTGGACCGGCTCCATGTTCACCCGCCATCGTGCGAACTGTCAGATGTCCTTCTCCAACGAGATCGTGGTCGGTGACCATGACAATGGGAATCTGTACGCATTCGACCCCACGGTCTACGATAACGATGGTGATGTACTGCGATTCCTGCGCTCATGGCGGGCGATCCCCACGGGTCAAAACAACCTGAAGCGCACCGCGCACCACGCGCTCCAGATCGACCTTGAGACGGGCGTCGGGTTGAATGGGGTTGATCCTTTTGACCCGCTAACCGAGTTGCTTACGGAGTCCGGGGATACGCTGGTCACAGAATCGGGCGACACGATCCTGGTCACGGTTGCCACGGTGCAAGGTGCCAACCCGATGATGATGTTGCGCTGGTCTGACGACGGTGGTCACACTTGGACTGGTGATCGTCAAACGTCAATCGGGCGCATTGGCAGGTACGGCACCCGTGCGTTCTTCCTGCGACTCGGGATGACTCAGAAGATCCGGGATCGGGTCTATGAGATCAGCGGGACAGACCCGGTCAAGATTGCGATCATGGGTGCGCAGATCCACGTTTCCCCGACGGGTGCCTGATGGCAGTCGATGACATCACCAACATCCCCGCGCCACGGGTTCCGCTGATCGATGATCGCACGGGACTCATGGCGCGGGAGTGGTATCGGTTTTTCCTGAACCTGTTCAAGTTGACCGGCTCGGGAACGAACTTCACTTCGCTTGAGGATCTGCAAGTCGGTCCGCCAACGGCAGACCCGGTGGATCTGGTTACGGACGTTTCACCGAATGTGGAGTCGGTAGTCGCGTCGTTGCTGCAAGACGCATTATTGGCTCCCCCGCCCCTTGAGGTGCAGCACTTGCACTATGGGGCGTTTCACGACTCCACGACCCAGACGGCTGCTGCGATTAACACCGCGTATGCTGTGACGTTGGGGTCCACGGATCTGTCCGATGGAGTGGAGCGCGGGTCACCAACATCGCGTGTCATCTGCTATAACCGAGGGATCTATAATTTTCAGTTCTCGATGCAGATGACCAAGGTTGGTGGAGCCGTTACGCGGTTCGCCTACATTTGGGCAAGGATCAACGGAACCGATGTTGCTGACTCTGCCACACGGATTGCGTTTTCGGGTAACAACAATGACTTGGTTGCTGCATGGAACTTTGTCTTGCGAATGCAGTCGGGTGACTACTTTGAGTTGATGTGGAGTGTCGAGGACACTAACATCCAGATTATCAATGTGGCGACGGTTGCACCGGCGCCGGCCATTCCTTCCGTCATTTTGACGGTGACAGAGGCTACAATATGACCGTCTCCCTCTCAATGCTTGCTGGTGCGGGTGCGCAGTTCTTCACCGATAGCGGAGTCCCGCTGGCCGGGGGTCTGCTGTACACCTATCTCGCGGGAAGCACGACGCCCACGACCACCTGGGCCGACAATAGCGGCGTCACGGCGAACGCGAACCCGATTGTGCTGGATGCCGGGGGTCGCGTTGCTGCTGAGATCTGGCTGACTCCGGGTACCGACTACAAGTTCGTCCTGAAGACATCGACGGGTGTGCAGATTTGGTCGAAGGACAACATCCCCGGACTGTCCACCGACTCGGCAGACCTGACGTTCCTGCAAGCCGGGACAGGAGCCGTCACTCGCACGGTGCAGTCGAAGCTGCGTGACACCGTGTCGGTGATGGACTTCGGTGCGGTGGGTGATGGTGTTACGGATGATACGGCGGCGATCAACGCTGCTCTGGCGGCTTCTGACGATGTGTTCGTGCCAGCGGGCACCTACAAAATCACATCGACCATCAGCATCCCTCAACGCAAGTCACTGAGAGGTGTCGGGTACAAATCTCGTTTGGCAGCGACCATTGCGTCTGGCGCTGTCATCAGCATCACTTCTGGAAATGGTCCGACGGAAGTGTCTGGCTTCCGAATCACCGGAACTGCTACTACCGGCGTATCGGTCAACAACGCCCAAACGCTGATTGTTGACAACATCAGCCTCGACGGACTTACGGCAACAGATGGATTTGTTTTTGTGTCGTCTTGGGGAAGTGTGTTTTCTAACCTCTGGACCAACGGGGCAACACTATCCGACTCCTGCTTTACTTGCGGGCAAGATTTCAACGCAAATGATTGCCGTAATTGGTATGCGTCGAATCGCTGCACCTATAACGTTTTAATTGATGGCGCATACAACGGCGGCAGCGGAGTTTCTCACGGATCGACTTGGACCATGTTGTGCGTGCAAAGCGGGCTGTATGGTATTTACGTTGGCTCTTACCAAGGTGGTACAGTCAACGGTGTGTATTCCGAGGATGTTGTCTTTCCTCTAAGACTTGGTGTTGCAAGTACAAAACTTGCTCGCGGTATGCGGTTCAATGGAGGCGACTTTGGCGGCCCTTACAATACGCACCCGAGCTATTCATCGCGGGAAGCTGTGCTGTGGTTTGACTACGCTGTCGGATGCTCTGTTGATGGTATTGATCTGAGCGGCGCATATAACTGCGGAAATGCAGCGCCAATTACCTTCAGTGGTGGCGGTGGATCTGGAGCATTTGCTATCGCCAGAGTGACGGCGGCAGGCGTAGTGCAGTCCGTCGAAGTTCTGTGTGGTGGTACCGGTTACACATCCGATCCTACCGCCAGTGTCGGTGGTTCCGGGTCCGGCGCGGTGCTAACAGTAACCCGTGTCGGTAACAGTGTTTCAACCATCGCGGTAAGCACTGCCGGGTCTGGCTACATCGCCAGCAATTGCCCGGTAGCCGTGACATACAACCGGGCGTTCAAGTGCTCCGTTGGCAGCGCAATGTTCAATAGTTCTTTCGGCGATTCCAGCCCGCTGTACCCGTGGTTTGTGAGGCGGTCTGGTGCAAATTCGGGTGCGGGGATCACCTTGCAAAACGATACTTCGTGGCGCAACAGTGCAAACGGTAATGCCGCGATGATGCTGAAAACACGCTCGAACAACTACACCCATGTTTTGCTTGAGTGGGACAATCTTGGGGCGGCGCAGAACTATGTTTACACGCCGCCTCAATACCCATAACCCCGCATCACCCGAAAGCCCCTTATGACCGAATCAATCGATCCCCGCGACTTCGGGAAGCTGGAAGCCGAAGTTGAAAGTCTGTCGAAACAAGTCCACGCGCAGGGCGAGAAAATCGACCAGCTTCTCGAACTCGCCAACAAGTCCAAGGGCGGGTTCTGGGCCGGCATGGCGATTGCATCAGCGATCGGCGGGATTGTGACGTTCTTCTTCGGCAAGGTGTTCCATCCGTGAGCAACATCGCGTACCTTACAGCAAGGACTCACTAACATGGCAGTTACAGCGAAAGTGCTGATCCCGGCGAAGACTGCCGAGGCATCGCAGACCACGCAATACACGGCGACCAACGTCACGACGATCATTGACAAGTTCACCGCGACCAACTACTCGGCGGCTGCGGCGACCCTGAGTGTCAATCTCGTCACGGCAGCGGGAAGCGCGGGCAACGACAACCTGGTCGTCAAGACCAAGACGCTTCAACCCGCCGAGACGTACACGTTCCCGGAAATCGTGGGACAGGTGCTGTCAACCAACGGGTTTATCAGTACAATCGCAGGAACCGCGAGTGCCATCAATATCCGGGCGTCCGGGCGAGAGGTGACTTGATGTCAACTGGTCTGGTGAACAATCGGGAACTTGGTCTGACCCTCGGGTATGAGGCGACTGACTGGTCAACGCCGATTTCTTACTTGGACTATGCAACTGCAATGCGGGATTGGGACATCAAAGTGATCCAACGGAATGACTCCTACATCGGGGCGGCGTTCTTCCGCAATGATGAGATTCATGTCTCAGTGCTTCCGCAATGGCGGGGCAAGTGGATTACTCGGGGACTGCTCCGGGAGTTGTTCTCGGCTGATCGAGTGACGACCAAAGTGACTCCGGGGCATGACTATATGTTTGACATCCTTCGACGCCTGGGGTTCGTTCGACTGGATGACGGCACCTTCGTAAAGGGGCATTGATATGGGTATCGAAACCGCAATCCTCGGGGGTGCTGCGCTATCCGGCATCATGGGGATGGAGGCGTCCAGTAACGCCGCAGACGCACAGACCGCAGCGGCGCAGCAGTCGGCGGACGTCCAGCGTCAGATGTTCGACAAGCAGGTTGAGCTTCAGGCTCCTTGGCGCAAGGCTGGCGAGCAAGCCCTCAACCAACTGATCCCGCTGGCATCGAACTACACCCCGTTTGGGATGGATCAGTTCCAGCAAGACCCCGGGTATCAATTCCGAATGAGTGAGGGGTTGAAAGCCCTTGATCGGCAGGCTGCG